AAGGAATCCATTGGGGTTTAATCTAAGAATACGAATAGGATCAGGGAAAGCTTTTGTCCTAACGGCATAGAGATAGCTAACGGCAGGGTCGAGACCAGAAGTCGCGTCCATGTCGAAAGCCATATCCTCCGTCTGGATGTTGAGCGATCTAGTTCCAACATTCGTAAACGTAACAATAGATTTATTAGCAACAGTGGGAGTAAGAGAAGTACTATTTCCTGTAATAGTTAAAGCAGCAAAGGAAATGGGAGCAGAATTTTCTCCAGCAACAGTCAAATAGCAGGAATGACCAGCATCAGCAGGGTAGCTTGCAAAGTACAATCCGCCATTCATGGGTTGGAAAAAGACTTTGAATTCACCAGCATCGAATTTCTTAGAAGAAGTATTATTAACGGGAGTCATTACTGTAATCAAATTAAGACCATATAAATTAGCTGTAGCTTCATAAGCACTAAGCTCACAATTTTGTATAATATTTTGATGCCTACCAGGGAAAATGGACAAATCTAAATAAGAAGAAGAATCTGAATTAACAAGAGAGAACTGAGCCATACCTAAATGTGTTGTGTTAGCTTCTATCCCGTTCCGGAGTGTCAACATTGCGGGATCAAGGGTCTGACCAGGAAAACTAGAAGTGTAAACACCATTGATTCCCTTAGCCAACATACCTCCAACCGACAATGATGTCACACCAGAATTGAGATATTGCATACGCATTCGAGAAGATACTTGATCATCACACCCTCGCTGGTTAAAAATATCAGTGCAAGTAGCAACAGATAAAGGACCAGCGTTGATGGGAGGAGCAATGGTTATACCGAATGAAGGATTTGGTTGTGCAAACTGGAATTTACCCACGGATTCAACAACAAGAGAAATACTATCAAAAGTGGCATTCTGTGTCACAAGAGGACCAACAACATAGAAAACAATATACCCTCCAAAAGATTCAGGCTTAGTGTAATCAGGTGTATTAGTGCTCCAATGAAACATCACATTTCTCTCATCAGGAGGTGAATAAGTCATCCAGTCTGTGTTCTTAGGATCCAAATCAACGTTAGGATAAGCGGTAAGATTTTCAGTTCCCATTCCACGAATTTCAGATTCCGAGATATTAGGGGGAAGAAATCCAACCCTGAAAGAGCCTCCAAAGAACGCAGTAGCCATAAAACGGCACCGAATACCCATGGAACCATTCCAGGCATTGAACATCTGATATACAAAACGAACAAATTTATGACAAAATAGGGGATGTACTTTAATAATGCCAAACACGTGACCAGGTTGAAACTTGGAAGAAATAACGAATCGGGTAAGGAAAATCCAATCACGAAAGAGAAGAAAATTAAGAGTTTCAATCGCACTAGTATGCTTAATTTCTGATGGTTGGGATTGAAGTGTCTGTGCATCTTGAGACGGAACTGTTTCCGCTGTACCAGAGATGCCACCAGAGTCGATTGCCTCACCGAGGCCTGACATAATGAATTTGAGGGGGGGGGTACGAAATGAATGATGATGGAAGAAACGCAAAGTGTATAATCACAATAATTTAAACGTCGAGTTACAAATATTAAAATGAAAGTACACTGTATTAGTAATTTAAAGAGGCATACCAAGTGTTGCATAACATTCCTCGTAAGAGGGGAAATTCAACATAATAGGTTTACCTTTAATCGCTTTGCGAATCTTCTTACACCAAACATCGAAAAACTCACGACCATGTAAAGCTAATTCGGGAAAAATAGTGTCAATGGATTGAGCCACGAGTGCAGGATCACGACATACGGGCCACTCAGAATCCACAGGAGAATAGGGGGGGGAGAATCTAATCCAAGAGAGTTGTTTAACAATAGAATCTAAATTTGCCTTGCCAACCCAATATCCTGACTCATTACGGAAAGATTTCTTAAGAAATTCCAGTTCTGCTAAAGGCCTAATATTTGGAACTTCACCAGTTGATTTTGCGGCACTAGTTGCCTTAAAGCCATATATAGTTACGATATCTTTACAACTATTAAAATGAAACCATGATTGAACGTCTGGATGAACTGCAGCAAAGAAATCATCTCCATAAAATCCGCATCTCACGTATTTCTTAAAAGAAGCGTAATTCGCAAGTTCAGGAGCATAAATTCTAGCCAAGCGCAACCAAACACAAAAAGTCAAAATCCAATTTATGAGAGAATTTTCAACAGCAGTACCCGGATTTCCAGAAACTTGGGAGCCCTCTAAACGCCACACACGGTTTCCTGACACTACAAGAGCACGCTCAACAGCGCGGTGCAGGGACAATCGTGCAACATCATGAGAAGCCTTCCATTCCTTATCCTCAGAACAGTGCTGATACACTCTATTGATTAACCGGGGAACAGCCTCAGTAAAAGCACGAGGAACACCTCCATCCCAATTGGCATAATCCATATCAAATCCGTGGTCAGACACTTCAGCAAAATAATGATAAAGCGCATGTCCCTCGAGTGAGTTAAAGTTTATGCCAACTTTTATGGGGTGCATGTCGAAAGTCTCGCCAATTCTGTGAAGAAAAGAGCCAAAATATTTACGGTAAGCAATTAAGTAGTCAAAAGGACAACCAAAGAAAACGCGAGTTTTACGAGAATTCACATCATATATCTTTTTCAACTTATAAACTTCATCTTTCAGATAAGCTGAAAAGATTGCATCAATTTCCAAATTATTTTCCGCGTCGACACACATCTGATCGATTCGAGAGGATACATACTGTCCAGCCTCAGAGTTATCAAAATACCACAATCCATTGGTAGGATTCTGCTGAAGATAATCACCTTTATTTCTCCTATTGGGAAATTTTTGGGTGAAAGGAAATCCAGCAGAACCTGATCTATCAATAGAATGAGCCTTGGGGTACTCTTCCTTGAATGGCGTGTTAATAGCCTCTGTCTTCGTATAAATGCGTGTGTCAAGATCTTTACTATTAAATATTGAAATCAATTCATCAGAAACAGCAACAACAGCAGCCTCTATATCAGCCAAACACTCAGCAGATGCCTCATTAGCCTGATATCTAGCGAGCCCCTCATTCAACATCGATGCATGATCAGTATTTCTAAAATCAGTTGTCGAGAGAATGGAAGGCTCAAAAGAGTCATCAATGTCAAGTCCGGTCTTATACTTTGAAGTAGTGGCGGGTGTATAGACCGTTGAAATTGGTCTTCCCACTAAATTTAATCCAGTTTGAACACATTTCTTATGTTGAGTGAATTCAGTAAAATCTCTAGAAGATTTCTTTTCCAATGAAATAATTGTATCAGATTGGGCCATAAATCTTTCAATATATTCACGGGTAAATGCAATAGCAATTGAAGTTGAATTTGCTCCAGCTCTATGAATACCACACAATTTAGATGTGATACTCTTCCCAATGAGATACACTGGATTTCCACAATCTCCTCTAACGGTGACTCCGGAATAACCGATATGACCGAGTGTCATATTATAAATTAATTTTCCACCTTCCATTTTACCTTGATTTGTAATCTGAGCATCAGCAGACGCTGGCTTATGAGTTATTCTTCTTCCATCAATATCATGTCTAACAAACATGAGAGGAAATCCCTTAGGTCTTAGGGTTATAACTTTCATAAACTCTTCCTCAGTGATTATAAATTTGGTAATATCTGCCTGTGCTGGAAACTCTTTATTTGTAACCACGAACAGTGCCATATCACCAAGCTTACTTTTCCTGAGAAGTTTAACTTGCCAATTGTCAGTCTTATCCATCATACGCATC